ATCCACCTTGCTCAGCCATCTTTATTCTCCTTTTCTTTTATCTTTCCCTCTCCCCTTCCCTTTAGGGAAGGGGCCGGGGGTTAGGTTAAGCCCTATACATGATTCCCACGTCCACCCTGGTCGTATACACACCTCCTACAGCTCCCCACCCGTCGAACTCATTCAGCACCTCCCCGCTTTCCACCGTCACATCCCCCATCAGCCCCTTATACCCTCGCACCGCGGAACCTATCATCCTCGCCAGCTCCTTCGCCGCCTCGAACGTGTTCCCCTGGCAGGTGAGCTGCACGCGCGCCGTCTTGAGCTTGCTCAGACCGTCGTGGTCCATGATCTCCGTCTGGCTGATCACCTGGTACGCCGCCGCCGGCCTGCTCACCTCTTGCGGGATCGTCATCGGGTAGATCCTGGTCTCCACCAGGTTGTACACTTCCGCTTTGGTCGTCAGGTACTCATACAGCCCTTCCTCGATGTTGCTCATGGTCGTCGATACCTCCTCTACCAGCCACACGCCATAGGACGGGAACGGCTCGCTCGGCCACGCGATCGGGCTGTCGTATCCCGTTGGGCTTCTCAGGCTCCAGTCCGCTGCCAGCAGGCTGATCGTCAGGTTCGGGCTGTCCGCGTCATACGTGAACTCCACGTACTCGCTCATGTTCAGGCAGTTGTAGTAACGGCAGGTCGCCCCGTTCTCCAGCCCCAGGGGTGTCAGGTTTACAGTCACGCTGCTCGCCCCCAGGAAGTTCATCGCTACCACAAACCCTCTGCCTGCCGTGCTAGCCGGGATCGCTGCGACTGTGTTGCTGGTGGGCAGCCCCGAATTGTGCGTGGTGGCTGCGTCGAACCCGCTAGATGCTTGCCAAGTGGCGTAGTTCGATGCCACGCCGTTGTATTGGAATGCCGCCGATCCCGCTGGATTTCCCCAGTACACATTTTGGTTCCATATCACCGTTCCCGGGGTGTTGTTGGGCATGTAGTCGCCGATCTCCTTGCTGCCTCCTGAGTTGTTCACAGCCAGGTTGGATAATAAGTTGACGTTCTTGAAGCCGCGGCAATACAGCACGTATACCCCCACCGCGTCCCACACCGTGTTGTGCTGCAACGTGATCGCTGAGGGATTGGCGTTGCTCGTGTCGATGCTGGCCTGGATCGCTGCCCGGTTGCCCATCACGTAGTTGTATGTCACCACGTTGCCGCTATTATCGTAGCTCGGCGCTCCGATCAGGATCTTGCCGTGCATCACTACATTGTGGTCGAGGGTGTAATCCCGCACGTCGGCTGCCGTGCCGTAAAAATGGAGGTTGTAAGCCTGGCTGGCGTAGGTCGATTGGAACGAATATAAGAACACGTTATTTTTGATGCTCACCGCTCCGCCGCCGTGGTTGTGAGCGTATAGGTTGTAGCCGGCGTTGTAGCCCAGCGCCGCGGAATAAAACCCGTTCCACCCAACCACGCACCCGTCCATCTCGAACCCTGCCGCCTCCATCGGGTATATATTCTCGCAGTCGTGGATGTAGCAATCGTAGATCTTGATCCCCGCCGCTGTGATGTAGATCGCCGGGTAGTCCACGTTGGCCTGCGCTGCAAAACTCCTGGTTGTGGGCGTGGGTGCTATCTCGATCCCCTGGATCGTGATGTAGCTGCAGTTCCCGCTCGTGAAATGCACCCCGCCATTGATCCTTACCGTTTCCCGTAGATAATTCTTGAACGTGATCTGGCTGCCGCTCGCTCCAGATACCTTGAACGTGTACACGCCCTTCCCGGCGACCGCCGCCGTGCCGTCCATATAGGTTACAGCCGTTTCACCCTTCACCAGCGGCGTGTACGTCCCCGCCCTCAGCAGCACCTTATCCCCCGCCGCCACCGGGCTTCCCGCCGCAATTAACGACTCCAGCGTGCGCGGGTCGCTGGAACTCCCCAGCCCCGTCGCACTGCCTGTCGTCGCTACAACCCAGATCCGAGCCATCCGTTACCTCACCCTCTCCGCCCGCTCGTCCATCCCGGCCTCTTCCTCGATGTGTCCACCGGTCTGCTCCTGCTGCTCTCTTCTTCTCTCTTGACCTTCCTTGCTACCCCTCCTCCACTTCCATACATGATCATCAGTATCCCCGCCAGGATGCCCCGGTAGCTTCCTGCCACCTGCTGGCGGTCGCCCTGCGTGTGCGTTCCGGGCGTGGGCAGCACCAGGTGCGCATCGATCCCGGATGCCATAAGGCTCGCCCGCTTATCTCTCGTGTCAATTGCCACTATGCCCACTCCCCGCGTACGAAGGTCGTCCCGTCATCGCTCACCGCTGCGCTGGCAATGTCCGCCCCGTCCGCGTCGTTCCTCAGGCTCTCCACCGCGCTGGTCGCCGTGCGCTTGTTCCTCGCCAGTGCAAACACGAAGGCCAATTTATCGCCGTAGCCGGCATTTGCCGCCGGCACGCCTGCGATCTCCGCTTCAGCCGTGTCCCATACCTGCGAATACAGGTCGCTCAGCGAGCTGGCGCCCACCGTCACGCCGGCTGCCAGGTTGGAGTACACGTCGCTCAGCACCCCGCTCATCCCCGCTAAATAAGATCGTAGATCGCTGGTCAGGTCGCTCAGCTGCGAGTTGGTCGCCACTGCTTTCGGCACACGAGACTGAAAGTCGCTCTGAACATCTGATAATAATGAGTAGATGTCCGATACTCTCGACTGGTTTAGCAGCACCCGGCTGTTCGTCTGCTGGGCTGCGCTCAAGATGTCGCTCAGGTCAGAAGCCAACACCGCCTGCACCCGGCTGGCGATGTCCGAGATGTCGCTCGCTCCCAGCGTAAAGGCTACCGCTGCAATCGCACTGCGCAGGTCGCTCATGTCGCTGGCATTCAGCGGCACACCCGCTGCAAACTGGCTGTCCAGCGCACTCTGCACGTCGCTGATCACACTGGCGTTCAGGTCGAGTTGGCTTTCCACATCGCTCACCATCGACCGCACCACCAGCACCCGGGAATTTCCCTGCTGCGCTGCGCTCAGGATGTCTGAAATATCGCTGGCCAGGATCGCCTTGACCGCCGAGGCGATGTCGCTGATGTCGCTGGCTGTGACCGTTGTCACTGCCGCAGCCACTGCCGAGGCAATGTCGCTGATATCCGATGCCGTCAGCGTTACGGATACCGCCCCGATCTTGCTCCCCAGGTCGCTGTTCATGTCGCTCAGGAAGCCGCTGTTCCATACGAACTGCGAGTCCAGCGCGCTCTCTATATCCGACACGTTTGACTGGATCAGCACGATCCTGGAGGAGACTGCTGCCCCGATCGCCGTCGCCCATACCCGGCTGGCGATATCGCTCATGTCCGACGCGCTCACGCTGGCCGTCACTCCGGCAATCGCACTCCTCAGGTCGCTCAGGTCGCTGGCCGTCAGTGGGTGACCGGCTGCAAACTGGCTGTCCAGCGCGCTCAGTACGTCGCTGATCATGCTGGCGTTCAGGTCGAGCTGACTGTCCACGTCGCTCACCAGAGATTGCACCACCAGCGCCCGGCTGTTCCCCTGCTGCGCCGCGCTCAGGATGTCCGAGATGTCGCTGGCCAGGATCAGCTTGACCGCGCTGGCAATGTCCGAGATGTCGCTCGCCCCGATGCTGGCCGTCACCCCTGCGATCGCCGATCTCAAATCGCTCAGATCGCTGGCGTTCAGTGGGTGACCGGCCGTGAACTGGCTGGTCAGGGCGCTGTCCACGTCCGATACTAACGACTGGATCAACAGGATCCGGCTATCGACCCGCACCCCTGCTGCCGTCGCCCATACCCGGCTGGCGATATCGCTCATGTCCGAGGCGCTCACGCTGGCCGTCACTCCGGCAATCGCACTCCTCAGGTCGCTCAGGTCCGAGGCGTTCAGCGGGTGACCGGCTGCAAACTGGCTGTCCAGCGCGCTCAGTACATCGCTGATCATGCTGGCGTTCAGGTCGAGCTGGCTCTCCACGTCGCTCACGTTCGACTGGATCAACGCAATCCGGGAAGATACCGCTGCCCCGATCACTGTCGCCCATACCCGGCTGGCAATGTCGCTCATGTCCGAGGCGTTCAGCGGGTGGCCCGCCGTGAACTGGCTGGTCAAGGCGCTGTCCACGTCGCTCAGCATGCCGCTCATCCCCAGTAGGTAAGATAATAGATTGCTGTTCACATCACTCAGCAAGGACTGCGACGCTACAGCCTTCGGCACCCGGCTCTGGAAATCCGACATCAGATCGGATAGCAGCGAATAGGCATCCGACGGGTCGATTTCCTGCGGCTGGAAGATCAGGATCTGGTCGGCGCAGGATGGGTGCGAATAGCGGATAATCAGGTAGTCATAATTACATTCCGCCGCCTTCAATGTCTGCTGGAAGATGCCCGAGTGTACCAGCGTCACTGCTTTCGAGATCGTCCCCGATGTGAACGCATCGCTCACCCCGTGATTGACCCCAAAGAATTTCTTGGTCGCCGCCGAGTTGAAATCGCTGGCCGTGATCCCGCTCTCGATTGTGGCAAAGTCCGTCTTGTCCACCATCGGGAACATGATCTGGTTCATGGCGTTCTTTTTAAAATTCGGCATCCTTCACTCCTTCCTTCTCCCCTTCCCTTTTAGGGAAGGGGCCGGGCGAAGTCCCGTCGTTCTTGGACGGGAGGGTTAGGTTGAAAATCAGCCCTTCCGCCGTCCCTGGCTCGCCGTTGTACCAGTACCATTCCACGATCCCGTACCCGTGTCGCTCTACCAGCACTTTCAGCGTGTGCCAGCTGTAATACGCCACGTGCTCTGGGTTGACCATCTCGACCCCCCCTTGAATATACTGGTACCCGCTCTTATTCATGGCGTTGGGCGTGGTCAATATCAGCGGACATTTATACCCATGCAGTAGGTCCAGGAAGTGCCCTGCGTTGCTCAGGTGCTCGATCACCTCGCCTGCGATCACCACCTCCACCCCGGGGATCCCCGGCAGCTCCTGCGCCGTGTCCAGGTCGATGCACCATTCCGCATTAGCCCGGTTGATGCTGTGGTACTCGCCCGCTATTTGCCGGATCGCCTCGCTCATCGGCCCGCTCGCCCCAACATCCAGCACTACCTTGCCCTTGGCCTGTCCCAGCAAGTATTGCTCCCGGCTGATCGATTCAGCCATCGGCACCCGGTGCTCCATCTTCGCCAGGTATTCCGCCCTGGTATCTAGTAGATCATAAATATCGTTCATAGATCGCTATGCTTTCCTTCACCGTGTCCGCTACGTTGTGGTGATCGATCGCCCATTGCCGGTAGTTCACCTGCCCGTAGTTCTCCCAGCACTTGATGATCGTCGCCGCTATGCTCTCCGGCTGCAGCTCGCACGTCCACGGGTAACCGTCCTCCCGGTATCCCGGCCCGATGAACGCCTTGCCCGCTCCAAAGGCTTCGATACCCCTGGCATACAGCGGGTAGAGACCGCTCACTACCATATCCACCCGGTTGTAGAGCGTGTTCACGTCCTGCACCGGTCCCTGCAAGGACCGCACGAACGTCCACCACTTGTTGTTCTGTACCAGCGCCGAGAAAGTGTCCTTCATGCGCTTATCTGTCAGGTTATACAAATGGAGCCTGGCGTTCGGATACCTCTTCCACACCTCCTGCATCGCCACGCACAGGTACAGCGGGTTGCGCTGCCCCCGCCAGTTCTCCACATACAGCACCGCCGGCTCGCCCGATAGCCGCTCGGTCACGCCCTCCAGCGGGGAGTACACGTCCAGGTCGATGCCCTTGCGCACGTAGTAGGTGCGCTTGATGCTGTTCCACACGATCAGCTCATCTTTCCTCATAGCAATGAACGCATCCATCACCGGCGCCAGGTCCACGATCGCCTTCATGCTCACTCCGTTCCCCACGCTGGATAATGGCTCGCCGTGCATCCACATGAACTTCGGGTTCCCGTTGTGGTACTGCGTGATCGGCATCTGGCTGTGCACCAGCTCCACGTCCGGCTCGCGCATCACACCGTAGATCGCCCCTTCCGCCTGTGGCTCGCGCAGGCATACGCCGTGCCCTTGCTTCTCCTCGTAGTTCGCCAGCTCTAAGGTCGTCCGGAAGAGCCCGCTATTTTCCTTCTTGACATAGTGCATCAGGTTCAAGGTAGATTAACCCTCCGTGAAATGCCTGCATGCACGCCCAGCGGGCGCGCGTCGGTGTTCTTCGTCGTCCGTCCTCCCCCTGCCCCATAAGTCGCATAAACCGATACGAAGAAAAATATTGAGAAATCGTTGATGGTCGTTGGGACAGTCGGGTATGTGGACGCTGTCTCGCCATATCCATAATCCCCCGCGTTATCAACGTAAATTAATCCGGTGCCTCCCAGGCTTTCACACACCACACCGAGATAATAGAAACTCGATGCTGTTACTGATGGTGGCGTTGCAAATGTTAGATCATACCAACCTACAGTAGAGACTAAAGTTGCTCCCGTTTCACCATTGGTTAATTTTGTCAAACTGTTATTGTGAATGCCACCCTTGAAATTCTTGTTTGCTGATGTCGCCTCGACGTAGGCCGTCAGCTTCGATACGGTCCCGGAGCCCGTTGGCGTGCCGCCGCCGGTGATATAGATATTTTCGACGTTTGCCCCAAATGCCCCGGCTGTCTCATACCCGAACGTCGGATCGATGACGATCGGATAGGCCGCCGCGTCCAGCCAGGCCCCGTCCACGCTCAGCGTCAGCGTGTTGGCAAGCGGGTCGATGTCGATGTCCGCCCAAATCCAGTTGCCCAGGCTATCTGTTACTTTGGGCCGGAAAATGTGGAATGCCTTGCCTGTGCGGTAATTCTTTTCTCCAAGGCGATAATCCCGCTTGCTTTCGTGGTATACGGCGTAGGAGTTGACCGCGTTCTCCGGCTGGATCCATCCCCGGTCCAGCAGCTCCTGCGGCAGCGCTGGCTGCTTGATGAATTTCAGCCCCTTATGCGTGATCGCCACCGTGATCGAGTCGACCGGTGGCCGGCTGGGGATCAGGATCTCGAACTCGAAACCGCCCTCGCCCGACGCCTCCGGATGGTCGTAGAAGATCGCCCGGTAGCCGTTCTTTTGCCAGGTGATCGTCTCCACGCCCTCGTAGCTGACCTGCTCCGCCTGGTTGCCGGGGATATTGAGCGCCAGCGCAAAGTTAACTTCATCGTCCCATTTCTTTATTTTGAAATGGGGTCTGAAATTATTGCGGTCGGTGATATCCCCCACCTCGATCTCCAGCCGTTCTTCGACGTTCGCCCGCTGCACCTTCACCAGGGTGTTGTTGGCAATCGTGTACTTGGCCGTGATGGCGCCCGGCGGGTTATTGGGCAGCTTAGCCATTCTTCTCACCTGGCACATGACACTTGGCACGTGACACTATACCTGCTCCCTGCACATCAATACCACTTCCCTCTTCCTCATTTCCACGTGCTGCACCGCCTGGATGTCGTAGACGTGCGTCCCGTCGTCATCCGTAAAGCTCGCCCGCATCTGCGGCAGGACCCCGCTCACATACCGCATGCGGATCTTCGTCGTGATCTCCGCTCCCTCCTGGCGCCCCTCCAGGTACTCCCTGCCCACCATCGGCGCCACCTCCGCCCATACCGTCGTCACCGTCGTCCACGTGATCACCTCCCCCCCGTAGGTATCCCTCGTTACGCTTTTCTCCGCAATCGTCACCCTGTTCCTCAATCGTCCCGCTTCCATAAATAGCCCTCAGCTTTCGGCTATCAGCTTTCAGCTCTTGCTGACCGCTGACTGCTGACCGCTCAAAATCGTTTTACTTTCATTCGCAGATCATTGCACAGCATCCCCGCCGCCATCGGCAGCCTCTGGATATTCACCCCCCGCTCCACGATCACCTCCTCCCGGTGCTCGTAGTAATGCCCGATCAGCAACAGCATCGCCTGGCGCGCCCGGTAGTCCACGTTCGCCCCCGCATCCCCGAACCCGCACACGAAGCGCATGCGCACCCCATTCGCCTCGATCAGCTGCCCGCTCGGGGGGGAAGCCGTGGATTGCAGCACGATCCAGCCCGGCACGCTGTACGCGTCCACGCTGTAATTGGCGCTGCTCCACACCGCCTCACTCGCCCCCTCAAGCGTGTAATTGATGCTCGTCACGCTCTGTAAGGGCGGGTACGGCACCTCGATCGGGCTGTCCGGCCAGCCATCCAGGAACCAGTCCCAGGTCTGCGTGATCAGCTTGTGCAGGCTCAGCGTCTCCACCTCCAGCCTGGCTGTCTTTATAATGATATTGATCAGATCATCCTCGCTGCTGCCATCTACCCGCAAGTGCAGCTTCGCCTCCGTCAGGCTGATTGGTTCTACGCTCGGTCCCGTTATCAATCTAAGCCCCATAATTCCGCTCCTAATCCCTAATTCCTAACTCACCCGCTCCCTCTTACTGACCGCCCGCTCCTTCGCCCTCACCACCCTCACCTCCACCCCCCCTTCCCGCTCCGGGAAGGGGGTTGGGGGGTTAGGTCCTTCCATCTCCCTCGCCTTCCCCGCCTGGACCATCATCGCTCCCAGCGCCTCATCCACGAACACCTCCTCGCCCGCAAACCACACCGACCCTTCCACCACGCAATTCTCTAGAATAATGACCCTCATGTTCTTCACTCCAATCTGTTCTTCTCTGTGTTCTCCGTGCATTGCCCCGGTTCCTGCACGGGGACTCTGTGGTTAAACTAATTCCTTCTCCGGCCTGCCCAGCCCCGGCTCCCTCACCTGCGCCCGGGCAAACAGGCGATCGAACCACGCAAAAGAATACCCGCCTTCCCACAGCGCATCTATGAAATCGAAATCGCCCGCATACCGCTTCCCAAAGCGGGTCACATTTTCCGTGAACACCCCCCGGCGCGTCACGTAAGAGCCCAAGTCCACATAGCCCTCGCGCGGCTTCTCCTGCCAGATCAACGGCAGGTTTAGCCCGCGCTTGATATTCCTCACCATCACCACGTCCGGCCCCCTGTCCACGTCATTGCGAGGAGCGCCCTTAGCGACGAAACAATCTTCTCCCGCCCATATAAACCTCGCCAGGTCCGCCACCACCCGCTCGTCCGCCAGCTCGTCATCGTCCTGTAGCACGTACACGTACTCGCCCATCATCTCGTCCACGTGCCTGCCGATCTCCGCGAACATCCCCGCAATCCCCACCCCCACCTCGTCCACCACCACCAGGTGCTGTATCAATTCCCCTACCCCCTCTCCCGCTGGGAGAGGGCTGGGGTGAGGGCTCCGAAGGAGTGTTTGCGCGCAAACACTCTCCTTACACCGCTCCAGCATCCCCGGCCTCTTGTAGGTCGGCGTGTAAATGGTTAGAAAAAGCATACGCCGATACCTTTTTCTGCCTGATTGGAAAAGCTGGTGAGCTCCATCGTCTTTGATCTATCCTTGAGGGTTGCCCACAGGCGATACACCTCGATCGATGGATCGCTTGGATGATATAAGATGTCATGCAAAGCCACGACCCCGCCCTCCGCCGCCATCGAGGAATAATCCTCGAAATCCTGAACCACTCCCTTGTAACTGTGGTCGCCGTCGATGAAGATAAGATCGAATGGTCCTCTTTTGCTTGCCCACCGTCGGCTGGCTGGATCATGGCTATCTTTCGATAAGAGCTGGAACGTCACACCCAATGATTCTGCCCAATGCTGCCATTTCTTGGGGTGAGCTGTCTTGCTAATTCCCCATGCCGCTCCGGGGAGATCGATAGCGCACACGAATCCGCCCGGTCCAATTAACTTCATCCACTGGTAGAGCGTGCCGCCCTCGAATGCGCCAATCTCAAGCACACGCCAGATATTTCGTTCCTGGAGCAGCGATAGCAGCCCTTGGAACTCACCGGCGTATTGGTTAGGCTGAACGGGCGCCTTAGGATCGTAGAACATCAAAGCCTCGGCCATAATACCTCACCGTTGGTATTCTTATGCCCGCACACCACCCGCATCTCCGCCGCCTGCCGGAAGCCCGCTCTCAGAACGTCCGTGCTGAAATAAGTATCGCAATGCGCGCTGTTGCGCTCATCTATTCTCAGCTCGAGCCTTTCTAGCACCCGCCTGCGGATCAGCGTGCACCCAAACCCCGCCCCCGAGCACGGGTACACTCCCAATTTCACCGCCCGCTTTAGCAGGTGCGGGTGGATGCTCAGGCTCTCCCCGATGTTCCTGGGCGTCCCTGGGTACAGCTCGAAGATATTGATCACATCGCTCGCTCTGAAGCGGTACACCCCGTAAATCACATCCGCCGGAACTGCCGCCAGCCTGGTCAGCGCATCCCTGGGCGGGATCATATCGCTCTCCACGATCAGCATCGCATCGTACCGGCCCTGCAGGAATGTCTCCCGTCCCCGCTTGTACTGGTGCAGATGGTTCAGGATCCCCGCCTTTCTTGCGTCTCCACTCCGGGCTAAGTCCCCAATGATCTCTTGGGGATTATCCCGTTGGAACACCCACGTAATCGCTCCATCCCACTCCAAAGCCAATACAGCCTCCACCGTCTCCGGTTCCAACCGGTACACCGGCGTGAACACCATAATGTCCTTGATCTCCCCCTTCCCTTTTAGGGAAGGGGGCTGGGGGGTTAGGTTAGGATAACGGTCATCCATCCTATCCTCGTAATCCTCCTCGTTCACCCTCTCCACCAGCTCCTGCCTCTCCAACTGGATCACGGTGGGCCGGTCCAGCTCCATCACCTCGCCGGCCCACCTCACACTCCCTTCCACCACCGTATTTTCCAAGACCCTGATCTTCACTGATCTTTCATCACTTCTCAGTTTTTCTCAGTGTCTCAGTGGTTCAACGTTTTTACGCGCTCGGATGCACGCCGTACCCGATCGCCTCCGCCTGCAGCACCGCATAGTCGATGGCGAAGTAGTAGTTCAGGATCACTTCGCCGTAGCTGGAGCGGGTGTACGGATCGCGCAGCATCGTCATCGCCGGATCTTCGCGCACGCCCACGAAGTTCCAGTTGCCAAAGTACACGCTCTTCGTGCTGGCTGCCGTCGCTCCGGACTTGCCCGAATATTTCACCGGGAAGCCCAGCAAGGTCGGTCCGCCTTCATTGCCCATCTGGTTATTGGCGTAGCGCCGGGTATTGGCATCGTCCAGCAGCACGATCTCGCCGTGCACGCTGCGCCGCATCACCCACGCTACCGATCCGGTGTCGTCCAGGTAGGGATCCAGCCCCTCGTAGAAAGAGATCGCCTCCAGCTCGTCCACCGCGATCACGGTCGCGCTGGCGAAGCTCTTGAACGACGTACCGTTGGCTGCTACTTCGGTCAGCAGCAGGCTGTTGCGTGTCTTCGCCAGGCCGCGCCCCACGAAGTCGTTCAGGAACTCCATCAGCCGCGAGTCCTCATCCCGCAGTAGCTGGTAGGTCAGGTCGACTTTCTTGGTGTACATCACCAGCGTCATGGTCTTCTGTGACAGCGCCGGGGCGTCGCGGTCGAAGCCCACCGATTCTGCCGTGGATACGAACTCGCCGTCGTCTTCATCGTCCACCGGCACGTTCACCGATGTCCCTTGCCCGGGGATGTTGCGCACGCCCAGCTTGACAGTCAGGTCGCCCTCGTCGCGCTTGGCGATGATCCCCTGGTAGTGCCCGGTCGGGACGGCGTACCCGCCGTCTGCCGCCGTGGTGATGTTCATGGTCGTGTCGTTGCTGGCGCGCTGCTCGCCGGGAAATCCCCCGAACTGCAGCCCGCCGTGATCGCCGGTGCGGATGTAGTGGCACCACGCTCGCTCTTCCGTGTCGCCCAATCCGATCCGGTTGTGCCCCGGCGCCTTGCGGTTGCCGATCACATCCTGGATGTTGCCCACCACCTCGCCGAACTTCTCCAGGCGCTCCGCCCGCTTCTCCATCCCGTCCGCCTGGGCCAGATTGTCGTCGTACTCCACCTGCTCTTCCGGTGTGAAATCGCGGTCTTCCTCTTCGCTCTTTTCCACCAGCGCATTGGCCTTTTTCAACAGCTCAGCCCGCTGAGCTCGTAATTCTCTCGCCTTCATCTCTCATTCTCCTGATCAGTGCCTCAGCACTTTTCATCTTTTCAGTGATTCAATCTCAATGTGCCTCTTCCGATTCTTCGCCCGCACGCGCCTCTGCGCCCGCGCCTCAGCCGCCGCGATCTGGATCGCCTGATCCGCGTCTCCGTTGAGACTCCCGCCTGCAGCAAGGTTGGACAATACCGACCTCACACCCACTGAGGTCTGAGGGTACGCCGGAAAGCTCACCGGCGATACATCATAAAGTTGCTTGCACGCTCCTCTCTTCAAGGTGCGCACCATATTCCCTTCCTCGTTCTCTTTCCATTCGTCCCAGCCTTGCTTCACACTGAACGCAAAGCTCATCTGGTCCACGTCCCCGCGCCGGATGCTCGTTACCGCATCCCTGCCCGTCTGTGTGTCGGGTGGATCGATCTCCACGCCCAGCCCCGCTTCCTGGTCGTTCAGCTTCAGTGTCCCGTTCTTGGTCCGCCCGATGACCAGGTCCGTGTTATGGTTCCACAGCGCCCGTACATCGTTCCTCAGCACGCCCTCGAAAAACCCGGGGTCGATCACTTCGATGAAGCTTCCAAACCAGCCATCGATCTCTGTCGGCTGGTTGTACACCGCCGCAATCCCTTCAATCCTCGGCTCCGTACCCGCCTCCGAAACCCTCACCTCGATCATCTGATAATTCCTTACCTCACGCTCGCCATTCTCCACCATTCCTTCCTCCTCACGCCCTTTATTCAGGTGCGCTTCCAGATGCCGCCTCACGCCCGCCTTATCCTCTTCCGGGATGGACGAATTGCTCAGCCTGGCCAGCGCATTCCTGACCCCGTTCAGCACTGCCGGCCCGCCCTGGGTCCGGTGGTGCGGGAATTTATACGTCTGTTTAGCGTCCACATCTCCGCCCGCCTCCCGCCAGGCGTGGCAGTACCACAGCGTCGCTTCCTCGTTCGGCATCGCCGCCACCGCCCCCGGCCCATCCCACTCCCCCTCCGTCACATCCGTGTTATGCACACCCTTCGCTGGCATCTCTTCTTCTCCTTCCTTCTCCCCCTTCCCGTGTCGGGAAGGGGGCTGGGCCGTACTTAGCCCCGACTGTACTTGAGGGGGGGTTAGGTCTACCCTGCCACCACCATACAATCGCATCCGCCGTGATACGGCGCATGCCCCAAATCCGTCGAGCTCCGCAGCGGCTCTTCCGTCCCATCCACCGTCAGCTCGCCGCCCGCCTTGATGAAAAATTCATTGATTCCAATCACAACCCCGTCCAGCGCATCACAATACGGGCAATTCTCTCCGAAGGCCACCGACCGTAAAAACTGCACCCCCAGCGCCCCATACACCATCTTCGCCATCGCGTTGTTGAAGCGCACGCTCTCCTCATCCGCAATTACCGCCGCCCGGGTGTCCGGCCAGGTATCCAGCTCCTCGTTCAGCGCCTCCTCGGCGTCCGCCTCGTCCAGCAGCGCCCGGCTGTATGCTGCCTGGATCCTGTCCTTGCTGATCCCCACATGCCTGGCGGAGTACCCGCCCACGTACGATTCTGTGAACCTTTCCACAGACTCTTCAGGAGTCTCCCCCCCCACCTCCTTCGCCGCCTGCTCCGCCACTTGTTGCCCGTAAGTCCTGCCCACCGGCAGCACCTGCTGCTTCACATAATCCGCATGCTCCTCGTAATAGCTGTCCATCCACAGCCGCAGCCCTGCCCAATCCAACCCCTTGTTCCCCTTCGGCGTCCCCGCTCGCTTCACCGCGTTCTTCACATCCTTCACTTCCCGCCGCAGCACCCTCCCCGCCGTCTCCTGGTACAACCCCCTGAACGTCCCCATCAGCCTGTGCCTGCTCCTCGCCGCTTCCTTCCCCCTCTTCTCTTTCCCCTCTCCCAAAGATGGGAGAGGGGCCAGGGGTGAGGGCGAATTTCTCTGCGCGCTCCCCTCTCCCTGTGGGGGAGGGGCCGGGCTGTCCTTAGCCCCGACTGTACTTGAGGGGGGTGAGGTTCCCTCCTCCGTCATATTCAGCGGCACCAGCGGCGCCTCCAGCCCATCGATCGGGTTCAGATTTTCCTTCTCACGCGCATCCGCCCGCGTAAACCACCCGCTCTGGATCCCGCTCTGGTACGCCTGGTACCTGCTCAGCGTCGATCCCCGCAGCAACCCGTCTACCAAAAATTCAGAATAATAGCGCTTCCGCTCGCTTTCCACCATCAGGTTCTGCCGGATGCTCTGCTCCCATCTGGTCAGCCACGGCACCATCGTATATTGCACGAACTCGATCCCCAGCTCCTCGATATTGCTGAACGTCGCCCGCTCCAGGTCGCCGATCATGTGCGGAGGCACGCGGTAAATCCTGGCGATCTCCCCCACCTGGAACTTGCGCGTCTCCAGGAACTGCGCATCGTCGTTCGGCATCCCGATCTCGTGCCACTTCAATCCCTCCTCCAGGATCGCCACCTTCTGAGCGTTATCCAGCCCCATGTGCATCTCGTTCCAGCTCGCCCGCAAATTCTTACCCGCCTCCGGTCCTAATTTCCCGGGATGCTCCAGCACCCCGCCCGGCCTGGCCCCGTTCCCGAAGAACTTACCCCCGAATTTCTCCAGTCCCAGCGTCAACCCGATCGCATTTCGCATCAATTCCACCGGCGAATAGCCCCACATCCCATCCCCAAACGCCTTCAAATGCCAGATCCGCTCCCCGTTGATCCAGATCTGCTGGCTGCTGGGCAGCTGGTACTGGTACATCTTGACCCCGTTCTCGATCTTGATATCCAGCATGCGGTCCGGTCGCAGCGGGAATATCGATGTGATTCTCCCACCCCGGTCGTAATCGAGCTGGCTATAGGCGTTACCCCACAGCGCCAGGTGTCCCTGCAGTGTCTCCCGCATCTCGAAAGAAGTCATCCACTCGTTCGGCGCATCGTGCAGGATCGGGTACAGGTAAAAGTTCACCGCCCGCTCGCGACTCTTCCCCTTGCGCTCGTAGGTGATCAGCGGCAGGCTGGCCAGCGTCTCCGCCAGCACCCGCACGCATGCGAACACCGCCGAGCTGGTCAGCGCTGATTCCGGCGTCACGCTCACCCCCGCCGCGCTGTTCCCGCCCCCCAGCACCACCGCCATCATCTGGTCTATGAACCCCCCCCTCTGCTCCCCTTCCCGTGTCGGG